GTCCTCAATTAATTATGCGTCAGTCAGTCCCCTTGAGTGGCTATGACGTGAATGGGACAGGAGATGCGTCCTTAGGGACGTTCTCCGGCAAGTCCCTTGGTAAACAAGGTTTCGGCTTTCGCCGTAAGTTTTTCCCAGAACATGGTGCAGTATGGTTAATGGCTCTTGTTCGCTTTCCTACTATTGGATCGCGTGAGCAGATCCGTCAAGCTAAAGGTGTTAAAACCTTTGCAAATTTTGCTGCTGATTATGATGTGGATTCAGCTATTGCTCCAGCGGCTACAAATCTTAATGATTGGCATACAAGTCCTGCTGGTGCTACTACTCTTGGTGAGATTCCATTCGGAGAAGAATGGAGACATCAACCTAATGCAGTTCATTTTGATTATGAGTCTCTTCAAGGATTTCCGTTCTTAAGTCCTGGTGTATTAAATACACATACAAAGGCTATATATCATTCTGGTGCTGATTATGATTCTATATTTCAAACAACATCATTAGCTCATTGGCAAGCTCAAGCATCTATTCAGGTAGAAGCTATACGTCATTATCCAGATGCTAAAGCAAGTATCTTTGCTGGAACTAAAAAGAAGTCTTAAATTAAAAAGGAGATCATATGTATCGTCCCAATAGAATTGGTCCGCATCCGGTTGCTAATCTTAATAAAGCGGTAGCGTTAAATTCACTTGTGGATTTTGCTACAAGTGAGGAAACTGCGCTTGCTGTACTAAGTACTATTAGTCTTAATGTAACTAGTGGTGAAAACTTTATGCACGAATCTGTGTATTATAATGTTGCTGCTGGTGTTTTATTAGCTGATGATAAGCAAGTTGGTATTGGTGTTCAAATAACGGATACGGAAGAAGAGCGTCATCGTCATATATACTCTGTGTGGGGTACCCTTTCAGGGGATTATCAATCTCATTTAACTTACCAATTCTGTATTGGTCGTTTAACTGCTGCTCCTAGTTTAACGGTTGGAGTTGCTGTACCTAATGCTATATCATTACCGCTTAATACATGGTCTGCTGGTAATGGTTCTATTCATATGTCGTGTAATACTTCATTTGTATCTACTGAGTTGGATGGAGGTTCTGTTCCTTCTACTTTCTTTGATCTTGCTGCCTTCTGGCGTATTCAAAATGTTGGTGGTAATGCTAATCTTATAGGTCTTAATCTTAATGTAGGTATACATAAATATAAAGAAGATCTATTGACGTTTGATCCTGCTCGATGAAAGTATTTAATATATCCATGGTCATTCTTGGAATAAGTATGGTAATTTATGCTTTCTTACTATAAAAAAGTGTTCTTACGCTGGTGTTGCGTGAGATTTAGTTTTTTTAGTCTTGCTGGATTAGCTGCTCCGCTTCTTGGCGGTCTCGCCAGTGGTGGAGCTAGTGGATTGCTTGGTGGACTTTTCGGCGGCGGAGGCGGCGAAAAAAAGCAATTAGAAGGAGATATTATACGCGCGCAATTAGAAGAACAAGCGCGCGAGGATCAGTTAGCTGGTAGTGGTGATAAGTCTACTATTCCTCAACCTAGTGCAGTTGAAACTAAAGCTGAAAGACTTGGAAAGCAAGTTGGAGAAATGGGTCGTGGTTTTGCTGGTGATTTTATAGAAAAATTAGGATCCCGTTTTATAGATCAAAAAATAACTTCAATGTTTGCACCAAAACCTATTAATCCTGCTATAGCAGGTGCAAGGGATAAAGCTTATACAAATGCGCGTTTTCCAGGAGTAAATCCATGGGAATTAGCTGGCGGCGGTGCCGCATCTGGTGGTCAAGGTGGACGTGTTCCACAACAAATTGCTCAGCGTACTGCGGCAGAAACTGCTGCTGTAGGTGCGCGTTCTCAAGAACGTGTCGCTGGTGTAACTACAGCTCCTCGCGTTGAAGAGGTTAATGTAAAATATGCTAAATTACCTCATGAAATTGCTGGTATGCGTCAAGCTAAAGAATTACAAGGTGCTCAAGCTGTAAAATTAAATATTACTAATTCATTACAAAGGAATCTTACATCATATGAAGCTGTATTAAAACAAGCTCAAGGAGATGTAGCATTTCAACAAAAAAATAATCTAGTCCAAGAAGGAAAAAAACTTCATGCTCAAACTCTGAATGAAATTGCTAGACTTCCAGAAACAAAAGCTAAAGCTAAAATTCAAGGTGTATTATCTGAATATGCACAAGCTCTTGCTGCTGGCAAAATTGGTGCACCATTAATAGGAATATTAGGTACATTATTAACATTATTAGGTCTTCGAGGTTTATCGAGAAAAGGTAAAACTGGAAGGTTTGGTCCTAAAACTTCAATAGGTAATCCTAAAGGTAAAATTCAAAATTGGCCTAAGTATGGGCCTAAAGCTGGTCAAACATTCAAATGATAGAAAATCTTAATCTTAATGTAGTAACTCGTCTAGATTCTAATGTAAAAAGATCTAGAACGTTAATAAATCGTATAAAAAAATTCAAACTTCAACTTCAATTACATTATAACGAAAAATCTTATTATCCTATAGACGCAGTAAAAGAAATTAAGCGTTTGGAAAAAATGGAAAAATATCTTGCTATTAACTACTTGATAAATACTAATATAAAAACACAAACAATTAAACATGAATTAAATCAACTACTTGATATTAAAAAACATTGGGAAAATATAACAAAATTAGAGTGGATAGTAATGCCTCCTAGAACTACTCAGATTGAAAAAGTATTTCTTGAACATCTAGAATCAAAAGGTAATAAATCTCGTTGTGCAGAGTTAAATTGGCGTCTTAAAATGGCTCTAAAAGAAGCTTTACATAGTGGTTATTATATTTTAATGAATACATTAACAGTTGCTCCAGAGCATTATCAAGAAGTATGGAGTAAAAAATCAGTTGTCTTTAGGAATTATATATATAAATTTGATCAGATAGCTGGTAAGGAAAATCATAAGTATTTTGCAGTTGTAGAAGAAGGGTCTATAACTAATAGGAATCATTTTCATGTTATACATATACTCAAAACTCTCCCCGAATATTGTCGCGGCGATCCCAATTTCGGGAAACAGCCTCCGAGCTTACGAATTATTAACGGGTTTAGAAAGTACTGGAATAAAGGATTTTCTTCACCGATTGCAATTAGAACATCAGCAACGGATTCATGGGCGATGCTTGGGCATAAATGGCCAGTCGTACTTATTGGAAACGTATACAATCCACTCCCTTCGGGAAGCGCAAACAAGGTTGCAAATTACGTATCGAAATATATAACTAAATCAATGTCAAATGATAAGGAGTCTAAAAAATGGAGAATAAGACAGTCTCACAAACTAGGGATGACAGTCTTGATAAAGATGGTCAACCTATTAAATCAGAATCAATTAAGTCAATTAATACAGATAGCAAAAATGCAGGTATTGGTGATATACAACAACGCCGTGCCACCGATGTTATTAATCAACCAAGCCCACCGGCAAATATTGAAGAAGTTAGAGAGCAACAAAAACAGTTCGATACTTATGACTCTCAAGGCTCAACCTTCTATAATGCAGCGCTTGCGGAACAAGACTTATCCTCCAATGATGTATCAATTGCAGAGCATTGGGTCTATACCGATACAGAAATACTCGACCACGGTAATTTCTGAAATACAAACTATATTGGATGTACAGGTACAAAATATATTGGGTACTTCTGAAATAGTATCTAATAACTTTAAATTAAAAGGTGTATCTAAAACTATATGATAAAATTATTATCGTCTAATTCTATAACACAAATTCAATCTGTCATTACTGAGTTAAATGTAATAATAAAATTATCTAATCATTCTAAAATGCTCATAACTGAATATAATCAAAATTATCTTGACAATGTAATAGATAATGCTATGCTACAATTAGCTAATGTAAAAGGGGAATTACATGACTCACATTAATGCTCAATTATCTGTAATAAAGGGTGCTATGTTCACCCTATCTCGTGGTGCTGCTTATGGTTCTCTTGCTTCTCTTAATCTTCTTCCTGAAGATTTAAAACTAGTTCAACAAGATCATTCATGGATGAATGTAGAACGTGGTCAGGTTACTCGTACTCTTGAGGTATTAATGCACGGTACTACTGATGCTTTAGGTTTACCTCGTATAGAAACTCCAGCTGAATATGTTGCTGCTGCCATTATTATGTTTGTTCATCCTTCTAATATATTAGTTGCTTGTCGTTGGATGGAAGGTGGATTCTCATCTGAAAGTATGGGAAATCCTTCAAATGCTACTGCTCAGTTAGGTGGTATTATTACTTCTCAACAGTTATTTTCTTTATGTTTACAATTGTCTAATGATGTAGATATACCAGCAATACGTGCTCAATTTGAGCAACGTGTTAATGGTTCGATTAACTCTGTTATGGGAGATATTGAAAATGCCTCGCAATCGTCCTCAATCGTACGGCAGAAAAAGTAGACCTCGCCGTGGTGGTGGCACTCGTAGAATGAGTGCTAAGCCTAATCCTCGCCGCCGTAAGCAAGGTGGTAAATATTATATTGGTGGAACAGTATTTTAAAAGGACTTAATCATGCAAAGAACCAAGTTCAATCTAGGTCATTATTCCTTCATGGATGGGCGTATCGGACAGTTACAAACAATGTCGGTTATTCCTGTTATAGGTGGAGATTCTATTACAGTTCAAATGACAAACCTTATGCGTTTATCTCCTTTGCGAAGGTCCCTTACTGTTGATGCTCAGGTTGATTATTTTGCTTTCTATGTTCCACATCGTCATATATTTGGAGATGACTGGGAAACAATGTTATTAGCTGGTCCTGATTCTGCTGTATCTTTAAGTACTACTGCTCCTATTGGTACGTCTTATCTTGGTCAAGTATTAGATGCTGCTTCTGCTGCTCAATCTTCTTGGTTATCTACTGGATATATTCGTATATGGAATCGATATTTTCGATTCCTAAAATTAACTCCTGAAATTCAGGATGCTTATGTAAATGTTGGTTTTCCTACTGGTCATAGTGCTGCTAATTCTCGTATTGATGGTGGTATGAATCAAAAGTTCTATGGTTATTCTTGTTGTAGGCTTAAAAAGCCTTGGAATACTGGTATATTGTCTGATTTGGTTGCTGCTGATCGTCAGGTAGCTGCTGTAACTGTTCTTGATATTATTGATTATGAACAGACTAAAATGAGTTATCGTTCTGAAATAGAACGTGATAGATTTGCTAATCGTTATAATGATGTAATGAGAACATCATATGGTTCTAGTGTAAATATTGACGCTGATGAGCGTCCTCAATTAATTATGCGTCAGTCAGTCCCCTTGAGTGGCTATGACGTGAATGGGACAGGAGATGCGTCCTTAGGGACGTTCTCCGGCAAGTCCCTTGGTAAACAAGGTTTCGGCTTTCGCCGTAAGTTTTTCCCAGAACATG